CCCGGATAGTGAACGCCACGGGCGGAGGCCTGCGCAGGGTATATACGGAAATAGAAAAAATGAGGAGGGCGCAAGCATGATGACAAAGATTGAGATGGACGCGATGAATGCCGTCATCGGCATACACCGTGAACTGAAAAGGATGAACGAGCCGGACTGGGAGCGGCGGCGGTACGAGATTGCCAAGGAGGTGTTCTCCAGAAGCTGGGCGGACAGCGTGTTGACCGACGAGTACATGGCGGAAAAGGCAGTGGCAGCGGCCGACGCCCTTGTCGCCGAACTGAAGAAAGGAGCTGAACCATGCGACTGAAAAGAGCGTACAGCCCAAAGGAAGTGCTAAACATGAAAATACCGCGCTACGAGTTCACCGGGCCGTGGCTCGCCTCCATCGGGCGGCCGGCCCGGAGCGGGGTCTGGATAGTCTGGGGCGCGAGCGGCAACGGCAAAAGCTCGTTCGTGATGCAGCTGGCCAAGTACCTCTGCACGTTCGGCAAGGTGATATACGACAGCCTTGAGGAAAGCACCGGTCTGTCCTTCCAGCTCTCCCTGAAGCGTCACAAGATGGACGAGGTGAAAAAACGCCTGATTATACTCGACCGCGAGCCGATGGGGCTGCTGGAGGAGCGGCTGAAGCGCAGGGGCAGCCCCAGCGTAGTGATAATAGACAGTTTCCAGTACAGCGGTTTGGATTACCCGGCTTACAAGGCATTGAAGGAACGACACCCGAAAAAGCTGTTCATATTCATCAGCCACGCCGAGGGGATGCACCCCAAGGGGCGGACTGCGAGGAGCGTGGAGTACGACGCGGATGTGAAAATCATGGTGAGTTGTTTCAAGGCATGGTGCAAGAGCCGCTTCATGGAACAGCCCGGCGAGCCATACGTGATATGGGAGGAAGGCGCGGCGAAAGCCTTGGCCGAAGACAAGGTGCAGGAAGAGCAAATAATAAACTCAATTGGCCGATGAAAGACGTGGAAAAGACCTGCTGCATTTGCGGCAAGGCGTATGAGGGCCATGGGCACAACCCGTGGCCGGTAAAGGAGGATGGGCGGTGCTGCCGCGAGTGCAACTACATGGTGGTGCTGCCGGAAAGGTTGAAAAGACATTATGCAAACAAATAGACGGAAAGCGATGAATAAAAGAGTGTACATCAGTGGTGCGATAGCGCACCATGACCTTGGCGAGCGCAAACGCGCGTTCGCTGCGGCGGAAACAGAGTTGAAAAAAATTGGCATGGAACCTGTAAACCCGTTCAAGAACGGATTGCCGGAGGATGCCGACTGGCGCGAGCACATGAGGGTAGATATAGCCAACTTAGTTTGCTGCGGCTACATATATATGCTGAAGGGCTGGGAGCTTAGCAAGGGCGCGAAGCTGGAGCTTGACGTTGCCAGCTCGTGCGGGATAAAGGTATTGTTTGAAATGTAAAACATAAAGCGATGGAAAAGACTGTTGAAAGAGTGGCCGCATGGCTGCGTGGAGTGCGCAGGCGGCGTGCCGAGAGGAAGAAGGCGGCTGCGGAGTGCCGCATGGTGATGGACGCGAGGCGCATTGTACAAGTGCGTGAGTTTGCCGGCGAGGTGTTTGTCTGCATGGACGGCGTGCCTATGCTGCCTGTGGACGGGCTGAAATGGGACTTGCCTACGGTGCTTGACGTGTCGCGCGAGGCATACATAAAATTTAAGAGTGAAGAATTAAGAATGAAGAATTATGGGCGTTGACAACTATGCGAGGTTTTACGCCTTGCTTGGCAGGCTGCCCGGCGCAGACAAGGAAACGTTGGTGCATCAGTTCACGAACGGACGGACAACGCACCTACACCTAATGACGGCTAACGAGTACGGCAGCATGTGCAACGAGATGGAGCGCGTGGCCGGGTACGACAAGCGGCGCGAGGCGTGGCGGCAGGAAATGCGGCGGAAGCGGAGCGCAGTGCTTCACCAGATGCAGCTCTTGGGCGTTGATACCGCTGACTGGGACAAGGTGGACAGTTATTGCCTCAACAAGCGCATCGCCGGCAAGGCGTTCAGGGATATAGACGGTGACGGGCTTGACGCGCTACTTACCAAGCTCCATGCCATAAGGAGGAAATCAAAAGTTAAAAATTAAGAGTGAAAAATCATGACGAACAGGGAAATCGTGGCTGGGATAATGGGCCACATCCGCGAGGTGACGAAAGACCTTGAAGAGGAACAGTGCGCCGAGGTGCTTGAAAGCCTTTGGTTCGAGATAGAGGACGAGCGGCAGAAGTGCTGCTGGGGCGAGGAAAGTTAAGAGTTAAGAATTAAAAACGAAGAATTAAGATGGAAGAGAACATCAACAAGGTGGACGTAAAGTCACTGAGCAAGGAACAAAGGGCGGAGCTGCTGGCCCAGTTGCAGCAGGAGGAGAAGGACGACCGCATAGCACGGCGCGAGGCATACGAGGCGTTGCGCGGCGAGTTCATGCACGCGGTTAGGGGCAAGGCGGAAGCCCTCGCGGAGGACGCCACAGGCTTCAAGAAATGGCTTGAGGGCGAAACGGACAGCTTCACCGCAGTGATGAAGGAGTACGGGCAGGTGAAGAGCGGCGAGCAGATGAGCTACACCATCGTTGACGGCGACTTCAAGCTGGAGGTGAAGAGCAACAAGGTGAAGGGCTTTGACGAGCGCGCCGACATGGCCGCCGAGCGGCTGATAGACTACCTGAAACGCTACATGCAGCGCAGCGACAAGGGTGCTGACGACCCGATGTACCAGATGGCGATGACACTGCTGGAGCGCAACAAGATGGGCGACCTGGACTACAAGAGCATATCGAAGCTATACGAGCTGGAGGACAAGTTCGACGGCGAGTACGCCGAGATAATGCGCTTGTTCAAGGAAGCCAACGTAGTGCAGCGCAACGCGAGGAACTACTACTTCTGGAAGCGCAACCCGGAAAACGGCGTGTGGACGAGGATAGAGCCGAGTTTTTGCAGGCTGTGAGGCCGAAAAGCCTTAAATAAGGAGCAAAAAGCCGCCGAAGCGATTGTGTTTCAGCGGCTTTTTGCTATCTTTGCAAGACAATGAGCAGGGGAAGGGACAAAGAACTTATAAGGCTTCGTGACGAGGCGTTGTGCCGTCGGTATTATTACTGGACGGAAACGCAACGCCTGCGCTTCGACGATGCCCTGCGCATATTGTCCGAGCGCGAGTTCTTCATATCCGAGGAACGCATCATGGCCATAATAAGACGGAAGACGCGCGACGGTTCGGCCAGGCAGGTGAAGCCTCTGCCGAAGGTGAGGAAGCCGAGGCTGACGGCTGCGCAGCTGGAGCTGTTCCCCATGCAGTGACATTCATTCCATGGCCGATTGGCCTTGCCGGGCGGCGGCTGCGCTCGGGCTTGCCGCAAACGAGTTTGCGCACGCCACTCACTGGCACGCCGACTCGTCATGGAGCGTGAACGAGAAGGTGAACTCGTAGACTTTTATATATCCCGGCAGGGCATAGTCGCGGCTTTTCTCGCGGACCAGCGGCGATGCGTCTTCCGAACATTCAAGGCATTGGAGCGTCTTGTAGAGCTTGTTGGCAAGTTGCTGCCGCTCTCGTGCCTTGTCGTATGTACCCGACGAATAATGCGTGTCGTCGTAGCAATCGATGGCAAGGCGCACGGTAATGGATGACTCGCTGTTCTGCGCCCCGCAGGCGAGGTCGTGCCAGTCGGAAACGACGTTGCCGATAAGCACGCACGGGAACGTCACCGGATAGTGGTCTTCGTCGGCTCCCATTTCAAGCTGGCCGTAGTCCTCGTCGATGAGCGAGAGTTCCGGCATTTCACGGGCGATTTGTTCAATGATGTTGATAAATACCTCTTCCATGATTTTATGAGTTTAAGATGATTAATTGTTTAGAATGTTCCGTATTTCCTTTTCTATCCGCTCGTTTATTTTATCGGTGAGCTCCTTGCTCTCACCGAGGAACTGACGCTGCGGTATGCGGATATTCAACTTTGACTTTTTGGTCAACGCGAGCCGTTTCCACATCATCGCATCCGCATTTGGCTGCAACGCACCGATTTTCTTGCCCCTTGTTTTCTTTGACATGTTCTTCCTTATGTCCGCCGCCTTGTAGAACTGCCGCCACGCATACTTGCGCATCTTGTCGGTGACTGTGGGATGCACGGTCCCTCCCCAGTTATGCGTCGGCGCGTAGACAAGGTTATTGAAAACACGGACACGGTAGTCGGACGGCATATAATTAATCGAGTTGAACAGGTGCTTGCTTCCGGAAAACAGCGCGCCGTAATTGTCGGCGGCGCGTTTGCCGCCTGACAGTTGCCTTTTTGTCTTCGGCCACGGATGGAGGCCGCCATTGACGAAGCCTCCGCGATAGAAGTTGTCCTGGAAATGGTCCTTGGCCATGCGCCCGGCGATGGCGGGCATACGGCGGCGCATCAGGGTGTCAAGCTCCTTGCGCTTGCGTTCAACCTGTCTTGCGAAATCTTTTATATCCATATCGGCAATAATTCAAGAATAATTTGTAAATTTGCAGCGGAGGCGTACAGGCGCCCCCATTTGTGTTATGAACATCCCGGAAGAAGTAAAGAACGAGGCCCGCGGGCTTATTGAGCAATACGGCGATTCCTTCAGGTACTTGGGCAACTGCGAAGGTGCTGACTTCTATATGTTCAATTTTCCGGAAGATTCTTCTACCGGTTTCCCTTTCGTATACCAATACTTCGATGGGAAAGTGCTTACAATCACCGGATTTGCAGCCTTGGATACCGTTAATTCATTTCTCAAAGATGCTGATGAAAGCGAGGTTGAATAGCTTGTTGTCGATACGCATGATACCCCGGCATTGGTGTACGCTTGACGCGCCGCTATTGCATAGATAAGCCACATCTTTCCATTCGTTCCCAGAGCCTTTTGAATTGTCACTTTGCGGTTCGATATAGCGCAGTTCCCCATCGGCAAAACGTTGCAGTATGGTGGCGTGTCCGCCACGTCCTTTCCATCCGATGCTCAATTCATAGACTCCCTCGTCTTTGCAAGCCTCTTCGAAAAACTCCCGGTAATGATTTGGGGTCATTTTCTTATACCCTTTGCTTGCCATCCAGTCGTTCATGCTGAGATGCTTTGCAGGTGTTCCGTCGGTGTTGTTCCAGACCTCGAAAGCGTGTCCGAGGCTTAAATACTCCAATTGAGACCCTGGCGTCCGCCCCTTTGCGGTGATGTCGAACCCCCGCAACCGCAAGGCGTAAGCCGGAGCGCAAGTCTGGCAGTTGTTTGCGTATGCCTCATTATAGTCCGGGTTTAATGAAAACTTTTTCTTGGTTCGCATATCAATATATTCCCCTTGTTCATCGGGAATGAACTTCTCCGTGTATTTCGGGTTGGCGTTTTGCTTGTCGGCCTTTTCGATGCTCATAGGCCTGCCCTTTGTGATTTTCAGGGCTTTCTCGATTTCGAGGTTATTCCGTGCTATGGCCATTTTTTCGTCATCGGTGAGGTTGTCCGGCATTTCGGCAATCATGTCGTCGATGCGCTTCATCAGCTTGTCAACAGATTTTTCTGCGCCTTTATGTGCTTTTGCCTGATACGGATGACTGTCAGAGAACAGTTTTGCGTCCTTGCCCGGATTGTTCTCGAGCCCCGGCTGCGGCTTGTATTTGTCGCCGGAGCCGGGAACAGGCGTCACGGGGTCGTCGGTGGACGACAGTCCGCACTTGCAGTTCCAGCGGTCGCCGGGGCGGTGTTCGTTCCAGAACGGGTCGTCGATGGGGCGCACGGTGTTCCAGAACACGCGGTGGTCTTCGCCCGGATGTACGGACGTGGACGGCATCCAGCGCAGGTTTGGCAGCACGTTCTTTTCGCGCTCGAACTGCCGCCAGTCGGCGGCGAGGTGGGCGCGTAGCACGGCGGTGTCATATTCGGTGCGGAGCCACGCCCCGCACTGGTGGGAGGCTATTGGCAGCACCTCGTTACGCCACTGCTCGAACGGTTTTAGATTGCCGTTAGAATCGAGCAGCAGGCGTGCCATGTCGTTTTGCATACGGTGGACCTTGAACGCCGAGAACACGGCGTTGTTGCGCAGTATGGCGGCACGGAAATCGTCATCGGGGTCCACGGCCTTCGACAGGGCAAAGCCCTTTTTCGCAGCCTCGTTGAACTTGGCCCACAATTCATTGAACAGGTTGACCTCAATGTCCGTGGCAGGGTGGAAGTCCTTGCTGTAAATGTCAAGCAGGGCTCGGCGCAGCACCTCGTCGGAGAACTCGATGCCTGTTGCGACATCACCGTCCGCGCCGTAAAGTCTGTCCACTACCAGTCTAAATCCGCCCCGCCGCATGACGGGGCCTTTGCGAAAAAACCGGCAAGCCAGCTGCGGAATGATTTTTTCTGTTTGGGAGTAGGTTCTGTATCCTCGTCCTCCTCGCCGTCCTCCTGCTTGCGGATTTGCGCCGCTGCGTTTTCTTTCCTTGTGCGTTCCTCCTCCTGCGCCGTCTTCATTTGCTCATAGTTGGCCGGTTTTTCTATGCCAAATTCCTCATAAAGGTAGTCGTCTGACACGGGCAGGTTGAAGCCAGTGGCAAGCTGTGCAAGGATGTTGATTTTAGAGGTGGGGTCGATGTCCTTCCTTTCAGGGAAGCAGAATGCACCCCCGGCTGTGTCGATGCCGATATGTGCGAAGATGTCCGCCATGTCGTAGTTGAGGACGTCGAGGACATACTTCTTGTCCGCCAGGGCCACCTTGTCCTCGACTTTCTTGTGTACCGTTCCGAGCGCCTGCGTGCCTTTCTCCGACGACTCCGTAGTCAGGGTATTGCCAAGGACAAGTTTTGATATTTCGTTGTTGCAACGTTCGCAGAGCCGTTCGTAGACGTCCGCCGAGCCTGTCTTGTTGCCGGCTTCCGTCAAC